CTTTCCGAGAAGACTAAAAAATTCTGTGAGTTCTGGTGATTTCATTTATCATCTTCTTTTTGTTTCTTGATTAATTTTGATAACTCTGCCGTTGAACCAACGAATAATGCATTGGTTACATTCGTAGGGCCTTTGTTTGGATCTTGTTCAAGATCCTTCATTTTTTGTTGAAGATCAATAAGTTTGTCTGTTGTATCTGCAACTGCTTTGATTGTGGTTGCAGCAACCTCATATGCTCTTGCAGAATCAGATTCTTGTGCTAATTCTAATATTCCATTCACTGCTTCCTGTCCTTTCTCAACCAAAGAATATAATTGAGCACGACTATATTCATAGTCTTTATCTGAATCATTTTTATCAGACTTTACAAGTTGATTCTTTCGAGGTTCATTTTCAACAGTTCCAAGAACCTCTGTATCAACATTAAGTGCTTCCTCGATAGAATCAAAATTTTTCATAACTCTCCTAGATGTCTATACCCTGAGATGGACTAAACTTTTTACCATCAGTAAAGAATGACGATGTTTCATTAAATCCAAAATCATCACCAAATTCAATCAATGCATCATCAGCAGCATTGAGAACACCGATTGGTGCATTATGTTCATGTGTCGCAGCAATCGTATTATCATGACCACGGAATACAGTGACGTTTTGACCACTGATACTTCTAATCTTCATGATTTCAGTATCAATGATAATTCTTTGATTTGCAGCAAGATCTGTAGTTGCACTGACTTTAAATTTAGTGACCTTCTCAGATATTGCACCATCAAGAACTGTGGCCTCATCACCATCATAATTTTCTTTCGCAGCTGGTGTTGCACTGTATCGAATATTACGTCTCGCAGTAACTGTGTTTGTACTAGTGTAGTAATCAACATCAACCTTCTTGATAAGACCTTCTGGATTATCTGCAACAGGGCCGAACAGATAGGTTTTTGCAGTAAATCCTAAAGTATAAACAATTGTTCTACGAGTATCAAAACTACCCTCATATTGATCACTTTGATTTATACTTTCTAATACAATTGGAATATCTTTCTTTTCACCAATTGAATCTATAAGATTAATTGTGATATTAAATGATGGTTGAAAGTATGGGACAATCTGTTCTAATATTTGTAACGCATCATCACTTAACTTAGCCATGATACTAAGTTCAAATGCAACATTATATGGAACAGGCATATAAACTTTCTTTGCAGTTGTTCCACCCTTTGCAAGAAAAGTTTGTGCGATCCCTGTTTTACGAGTTGGGTCATATTGTATTCCCTGCATCTCAAAAGACAATCGAGGAAGAGTTATCGCAATCTCTCTTTCTAAATCAGGTTGTTGTTGAATTCTTGCTAAAAACTTCTGCATTGGCCCATACGCCAACGGAACTTTCATGACACTGAAATTTGTGCCACTCGCATCCTTGTGTCGAATATTAATATTATTAAAGAGAGTACCGAAACCGATAACTGTCTTTCTTAATATTTCATGATAGAAATAAGTACCTAACATATCAAAGCTTTCTAACTATTTAGAATGTTCCGAAAGGATTGCCCTCAGAGAAGTCTAGAATTGCATCCGCCTCCGACTCAAAGTTTGCATTATCGTTATATTGATTCGCTTTAAACTCATCATTTGGATAATCATTTGGTTGATCATAACTCACAGATTCAATGATATAAACTGCACCAGATTCAAGTCCTGTGATTCTTTCACCAACTTGGAATTGCATTGCAGTCAGCATACTGACATCAAGAGTTCTAGAACTTGCATCCCACACCTTAACTCTTGCAGTTTCACCAGAACTTGAGGACACTTGAACCGTTTCATTAAAGATATAATTACCATCTGCAATCGTTGATGCAACACCGATTGTGATTGTTGGTGCAACAGTGTATCCAGCACCAGCGTTACTGATTCTGACTGATCGAATCGTTCCACCGACCATAACTGCTTCCGCAGTTGCATCAGTTCCTCCTGATGGTGCGGTAGAAATCGATACATTTGGAGTTGTGGTATAACCTGATCCACCAGAGGTAATGGTAACAATACCTACCGAACCTAGAGTCGTGATGCCAGCGGTTGCTATACCAGTGCCTGGCACGGTTACAGTGGGTATTCCGATGTATCCACCGCCAGGATTGATTAAAAGAATTCTATCTATAGATTTACCAGTTGCGATACCAGTTCTCTCTGTCATAATTGCAACAGCAGTCGCATCTGTTCCAACCGAAGTGGTGATACCTATAGTCGGTGCGGCTGCGTATCCATATCCATCGTTCTGTAAGAATATCTGTTGAACTGCACCAAATGCTAAAGTTGTATTTGCAGTTGCAGTACTACCAATACCAGCAAGAATTAATCTTGCAGCATAACCGTCTGTCTGTACAACCTTATCAATTTTCTCAACATTTGTATCAATAACTTCATCTTCGTATTCAAATACTTCACATGTAAGTTGATATGTATAATTCTTTCTTAATTGATAGTTTGGTTTTTCAAATTCAACATATTTGATTTCAAATAATTTACTACCTAAAGGTGCAAAAATTAAATCACCCTCTCTTGGTCTGTTTGATATCTCATAATCATCTTCTTGTTGTTCCAAAAATGGTGCAACAGACTCTTCAAATCTCTCTCTTGAGATTACAAATGTGGCTTCTGTGGTAACTCGAATACCAAATTTTGTCAATATATCTCCCTGTCCAGCATACCCATCAACATTCATGAGATATGCTTCGAGAGGAAAGGCCTGATCAAATCTTGATTCAGTCACTTCTCTCATAATTGTTCTCGATGTCACTAACTTTCGTGGAATATAATGACATTCCTGTCCGTACATTCTTAATTGTTCATTAATTAAGTCTTGTACTAGACCTTGTTCTGACTGAGAACCCTGTAGGAAAAACGGATTTAACATTATCCAATCATATCTAATGGAGGCATTTCATAATCACTTGACATCTTAGATCTAATTTCATCTAGTTCTCTGACACCATCATCATATATTTGACGACCATTTAATTGAACGCCGCCAGGCAATTGAACACCTTGAAACTTAATTAAGTTTTGTCCCCATTGTTTCTTACACAAAGCGGTAAAATATCTTTTTAAGAATTGATCGTTATAAACTTTAGTGAAATCATTTGGGTCTAAGATTCTGAAACAATCAATTACAAAATGATCATCAACATTTATAGTTTTAAAATCAGTATCAATATATAATCGATCTTGACGAATATTAAATCTAAACTTCATGTCTGGATTTAATAAGAAAGTAATATCCTCAAGATAGGTTTGAACCATTGAATATTGGAGAAGATCAATCGAACCAAACTGATATAAGTCATTTAAAAATAATTGATACTTAATGTTAAATAAACCATCATAAACGGTATCCGATCTAATTTTAAATATCTGATTAACTCCAATCACAGATGGAGGCATTTGTAGATAGTTCTGATTTTCTTCAAAATTAAAAGTGGTTGATAAACCAACTGTTGAAGTTCCAGTCGTTGTTGTAATTCCAGCATTTTTATCTCCTCCTCTTGCTTCTCCTCTATCAATATCCTCTTGCGTAATTTTATACTTCAAGTACATTCTTACGATACCATCGTAATGTCTTTCTTGATATACTTGAATAGCATCATCTAACAGATCAGAGAATTGCTCATCTGCAACGTTGATTTCTAAGACAGGATAACCAAGCTGTCTTTTTGCGTAATCTATTAAACCGTCTCTAGAACTTGGTTGAGCCATTATTCACCTCTAAGTTGAAATACCTGATCTAACTAGCACATTACCTTCCATAATTTTAAAGAAAGTAGAACCAGAACTCACATTGACATCATACAGATATCGACCTTCATCCAAACCTCTGGTCACTGTAGATCCTAAAGATAGAGTTACTTTTCCATCTGTGTCTCCAAGTGTTACACCAAAAGTATTTGCAGTTCCAATCGCAGACTTTTTAATATTACTTCTTCCAGTATAACCAGTAAAATTTATACTTGAACCAGCAGAAGTTTTAATTGTAAAAGTGGTATTAAAATCAGCACCAGAAAATATGGTTAGATTTACACCCATTGGAACGGCAATGTCTGGATCAAATGTGATTACCTGTTGTGCCATCTTTTTAATTATTTAGTTTCTGAACAAGAGTAGATAGAAGATCTTTGATATCTCCCAACTCACTCTTCACATTATCAAGATCTTCTTTCATTTGATCTAACTCATTATTTTTATTTTTGGCTACCTTTTTACGTTTCATATAATCAAGATAAGCCTTCTTATCTCGATTAACAATCGCTGTGGAGTCTGTATCTCGATAGAGTCCAGACTT